GGTGTTCGTGATCCTGTTGACGATTGCGACGAATGCGGGGTGGGTGTGATGACCGACTTCACCCTGCCCGCGCTCCCCGGCGCACTCGATACCGTGTACCACGTTGACGCGCTGGCGCTGCTGGCGGCGTTGCCGGATGCGAGCGTGGATTGCGTGGTGACATCGCCACCTTACTACGGTTTACGCAATTACAAGGTAGATGGTCAAATCGGCTCAGAGGATACGCCGCAAGCCTACGTTGCGCGGTTGGCTGAACTGTTTCGGGAAGTGCGGCGCGTGCTGAAAGATACGGGTACGTGCTGGATTAACCTGGGGGATAGCTACAACGGCAGCGGGGCGCGGTCATCAAACCCCGGCGGGTTAACAGCCAAACAAATAACAAATGCCGGGGCGTTTGTAGGTAATTGTGGCGCACCGGTTGCAATATCAGGAATACCGCCTAAGTCTTTACTCGGTATCCCCTGGCGCGTAGCCTTTGCGCTCCAAGATGACGGCTGGATACTGCGTTCAGACATAATTTGGGCAAAACCCAACCCGATGCCCGAAAGCGTCACCGACCGCCCGACGAAAGCGCATGAATACGTGTTCTTGCTTGCGAAGGAACCGCGTTACTACTATGACGCGGAGGCGATTAAGGAACGCGCTGTCAATGGAGATCCATCGTTACCACAGGATAGACGCGCCGGTAAGGGACGTTTTGAATACAGCGGCAAGTATGACGGATCCGGCGACGAGCAACGCGCATTCGTCGTTATCAAGGAATTCCGCAATAAACGCAGCGTGTGGACGGTTCCCACGAAACCGAACCCAGAAGCGCACTTTGCCACCTATCCCGACGAACTGATTACGCCCATGATCCTTGCCGGTTGCCCGCCGGGCGGCGTAGTGCTTGACCCGTTCATGGGTAGCGGCACGACTGCGCTGGTTGCGCGGAAACTGGGACGGCGGTTCGTTGGCAGCGAACTCAATCCCGATTACGTCGCCATCGCAAACAAGCGCCTGTCGCAACCGTACACGCCGTCCTTCATGGCGCTCATCGACGCCGCGCAATCGCCGGAACCGTCGGCAACGGAGGCGGCGGCGTGAGTACGAATGTTCTAACTTTGAGTATCGTTTCGGGGCAAGTTGTGGTATACTTAAGCAGTCGCAAAAACGCGAACGCACCTGTTACTAGCAGGTGCGCCCTAAGACCAACACGAGGTGCTACTCTATGTTGACCCTGATGGCTATTATAGCCTATCCCTCCGAGTTTTCCACACCCATAGACCCAACCGCTAACCGCTTTCCTGTACAGGCTCGCGGGTACTTTGATTTAGGAGAACTCCCATGCAAATCGTAGACGCTAACGGCGAACTGCTGCATATCACACTCATGATTGACAATGAGCTTAAGGCGTTGATACCGCCGCTTACAAGTGACGAACTGAGTTTACTTGAAGCGAGTATCAAGGCCGACGGTTGCCGGGACGCGGTTACGGTATGGGAAGGCAAGAACGTAGTTGTAGACGGTCATAACCGTTACGCGATTTGTCAGCGCAACAACCTGCCGCTAAAGGTGCAATTCAAGTCATTCGACAGCCGCGAGGACGTGGTTGTATGGATGTGCCGCAACCAATTGGGGCGGCGCAATATCACACAATTTCAACGCGACAAGTTGGCGCTTGAAATTGAGGAAGCTTTTAGCGCGAAGGCAAGGCTAAATCAGTCTCACGGCCTAACTGCGCCAAACCGAACGCTTTTGTCAAACTCTGACAAAAGCGTTTCGAGAATAAATACACGTGAGGAAATCGCAGCAATCGCGGGAACTTCCAGTACGGGCATTGCACAAACGAAAGCGGTATTAGATAGCGCACCTGAACCTGTTATCAAGGCTGCTGAAAGAGGCGACATCACACGGAACCAGGCATATGAGCTAACCCGTGTTTTGAAAAACGCGCCCGAACCCGTGAAAAGCAAGGTTATTGAGCTATCGGAACGCGGAAAGCTACCGACATTGAATGAGGTTAAGGGCTTCGTCAAGCAGGAGAAGCGAACCGAAAAGGTTGAAAGCCTGCAAGAACAAGCGTGGTTAACTGAAACCTTCAATGTGATTTACGCTGATCCGCCGTGGCGTTACGACTACACCAAAGCGGAAAGCCGCGCCATAGAAAACCACTACCCCACTATGACGCTAGACGACATTTGCAAGCTACCCATTGCGAGTATTACCGCTAATGACGCGGTGCTTTTCCTGTGGGCAACCTCTCCTAAATTGGAGGAAGCCATGCGGGTGGTTCGTGAATGGGGGTTCACTTACCGAACTTGCGCGATATGGGATAAGGAAAAAATCGGCATGGGCTACTACTTCCGGCAGCAGCATGAACTACTGCTAGTTGCCACAAAAGGACAGTTACCCGTACCGGAACCCTCCGACCGTATTTCTTCAGTCATTCGATCAGAGCGGGGACGGCATAGCGAGAAGCCGGAACTGTTCTACGAAATTATTGAAGCCATGTACCCGGAATATCCTAAAGTGGAATTGTTCAGCCGTAACGCTCGGCAAGGCTGGAAGGGTTGGGGGAATGAATATGCAAACGCCGCATAACTTCAAAGACCAACTTGCATATAGCGAGAAGTCCAGTGATGAACCGTTTTGGATGCAGGTCTACCGTAAAGCGTTTCCGGGCATGGTTAACGCAATGATGTGCTCTGGCGACCACGCTACACAGCGTGAGGGTATTGACCGCCTGATACTGCTAAACAGCGGTAGGGTGCTAAAGATTGACGAGAAAAAGCGCAAGGGATTTTACACCGACATTGCACTTGAGTATTTGTCGAACGATCAGACTAAAGCGCCGGGGTGGATTGAAAAGAACCTCACGATTGATTACCTCGCTTACGCATTTATGCCGACGCAAACGGTGTATTTGCTGGACTGGCTAACACTTCGTAGGGCATGGAAAGCTAATGGTGAAGCGTGGAAGCAAAAGCATTTTATCGTGAAAGCGAAGAATGCGGGGTATACGACCTATTCTGTTGCGGTACCGATTACAACGCTACTGCAATCCATGAATGAGGCGTTAGTGGTGAAGCTCAACGCGCAAGACATTGAGATTGTGAAGCGTGAGCAAAAGGATAAGGCAGCATGACTAAGGCCACCGATAAGCGTCCGGGGTTCTTCATGGTTGAGGACGCGATAGTTGAGAACTACAAGCTAAACCCTTATGAGGGATGGCTTTACATTGTCATTGTTAAGTATGCCAATCGTAAAACCGGGGAAGCCTTCCCCGGTATCGGCACGCTTGCAAAGTATACGGGTATGAGCCGCGCTAGTGTTATCCGGTACACCAAAAGCCTTGAGGAAAAGGGCTTAATACAGGTTGACCGCGCCGAATATGTAGAGGGTAAAGGTCGGGAGCCCAACCACTACTGGCTGCTACAAGCTACACAGGTAGTATCACACAGCAACCACCCTAGTATCAGTGAGCAATCACCCCTAGTTGCTGACGTTGACTTGAACCAGAGTCAATTTGAACCAGATTTAGATAACCATATTGGCGAAGCGCCGGAGATCGGGATTGTCAGTAAGTCGAATAAGCAAACCCTAGATGAGCTTTACAACGTAATCGCTAAGGTTTGGGAAACCGATGCGGGCGGGTGGATAGGTAATCTTCGCGGAATGCTAACGGGTAAGGGCAAGCGCGGTGAATGGAAAGATTGCCAATTGTCACCGGGCGCAACGGCTGACGAAATTGCCGCCTTTGGTGCGGGGTGGAAGGCAAACGACAAGCTGCGCGGGAAGGTTCCAACCCAACCGACAACCATTCAGAAATACTTCTATCAATACCGCGCCGACGTGGAAGCAAGAAACAAGCGGCCTAAATATCAGGTCATCCCACTGGACACCGCGCCGACGGCTTCCCCGGTACCTGACGACGTGGCAGCGGCGCTGGCGGCAATCGTGGCAGCGCACCGCAACAAAGTAAGCGACTTCTATCATGAGGACGAGGGCAATGGAAATCAAACAAGCGCAGCCTAGCAAGAACCCGGTAGCGGCGGCGGTGGCAGCCGCAATGGTGAACGAACCGCGTTCAATCCCGTTCTCACAGGAAGCGGAGGAGGCGTGTATCGGTGCGGTACTGATTGCGCCGAATTACTACTATGAAGTTGCGCTACTGCTAGAAGTGAATGACTTCGACCTGTGATGTCACCGCCTGCTGTGGACGGCGATTACGAACCTCATGGAACGGAAGTCGCCGCTGGACATTGTGACAATCGGCAATGAACTCAAGGCGATGGATGCACTGAATGATATTGGCGGCCCGGCCTATGTCATGCAACTGATTAACACCGCGCCAGACAGTAACCACGCGGTCGTCTACGCGCATATCGTCCGCAATGCCGCAATCCGTCGGCAGTTGATGGCTTACGGGGATGAAGTCAAGGAAATCGCAGCGAACGATAAGACGCTGCTATCGGACGTGGTAGGCAAGATTGAAACCAAACAGGTTGAGATTATTAGCCGCTTCACCGGGGAAAAGACACATAAGCTCAGCGTGGCTTACGCGCAGCACTACGAGCGGACTGAACTACTGTTCGAAAATCCGCAAGAGGTAACGGGTATCCCGACCGGGTTTACAGACCTTGACCACTACATGCAAGGCTTACAACCTGGATCGTCTACCCTGATTGGAGCGCGTCCGGGCATGGGTAAGACTTCAATCATGTTGAACCTTGCCACCAACGTAGCGGCGCTAGGCTACCGCGTCGGGTTCTTCTCAATGGAAATGAACGTACAAGAACTCGTCAATCGGTTGGCAGCAGCGGCGGCGGGGATTGATACCCTGCGCTTACGGTCGGGGAATATCAATAGCGACGAATGGCACCGATATGTCAAGGTGGCTGGAGAACAGGCTAAGTTACCGCTGTACATTGACGATACGTCGGTTTGGACGGTGCCACAACTGAAAGCCAAGTGTATCAGTATGAAGCGGCGGCATGGTTTGGACTTGGTGTTTATCGACTACGTTGGCTTGCTCAGTGCAGGCGGCGCATTCAAGGATAACAAGGTTGCTCAGGCGGGCGTGATTAGCCGTAGTCTGAAACAAATGTCTCAGGAATTGGCTATGCCGTTGGTATCTGCCATTCAGTTATCGCGTAAGTGTGAAGATCGCGCCGACAAGCGTCCGCAGTTATCCGATCTACGCGATAGCGGCGATTACGAACAGGACGCGGATAACGTGCTGTTTCTGTACCGTGACGAGGTGTACAACCCGGATACAGCGCAACCGGGAGCAGCCGAGTTGATTATCGCCAAACAGCGCGGCGGCCCTATTGGAACAATCCCGCTGTACTTCGAGAAGTCACACACACGGTTCATGAATGCGCGTCAGGTAACTGTCTAGCCTCCCCCGCGCCGTCGCCGGGGCAACCGGGTTAACGGCGCTCTACGTCGTCGGGAAGCGGGAAGCGAATACGAGGGAGGTGGCAGCGTGAAACGGTTTGCATCAGTTGACTTAGGAATGATGCTCATATTGGGCTATTGGATTATAGCGGTGGCAATTGTTGTGATTGTAGTCTATATCGCGTCACCCACGCCGAAACCGTCCACAATCGAGGTATTCAGCGCCCGCTTTGATGAGTGCATGGCGACAGAACAGTTTACCCGTGAGGAATGTATCGCGTATGCGGATGAGGGGGAATAGGACATGAGCGCAGAAGTGGGTTATCGGGCAGTTGTGTATTGGTCAATGTTGCTGGAGATAGTTCGGTTGTGCATGTTGGAGTCAGTGGCTAATGAGGAAGGCGGTAATGAGGATAGCGACCTTGAGTTCTTCTATCGCGGCGCATCTTCGATAGCCTCCGACCTACAAGCGGGCGTAAACCGGGACAACGCGGGCAGACCACATCTACAGCATATCTACAAGCTGAAAACGGGCGACGGCAGGTTCGTTCGTGTTGGTGTGGCTGGTACCGTTCATGTTATGGATGAGGGGGA